ACGGCTCGTTGTCGGGCCCGTCGATCAGCGCGGGATCCACGCCTGCATACACATCCTTCGGTACGTCCTCGCCGTAGGGCGAGTCGTCATCGACGCCGATCGCTGCAAGACCCGCCCGCGTGATGGCGTACTCGACCTGCCCGAAAGCCATCTTCACGTGCAGGACCTCGGGATCCTGGCTGGCGCCTTCGAGTTCGGCAAGCAGGCCGCGCCTCGCCAGGGCGGTGCAGACCTTCTGCATCGCGCCGCCCTGCAGCTTCTTGTGGCGCGGCACCATCTTGTCGTTGCGCGCGGCGGCGGCGTTGAGGATCATCAGTTGGGTGTCGGTAAGGTTCATCTTTCGGTCTCCTGTCTGCTGAGCCCCGCAGGCTCCTGGCCTGCGGGGCAATGCGGTCCGGCGTCAGCCGGTGCGCCGCATCGCGCGGCGCTTCCAGTAGGGAATCCCGGTCTCCATCTCGGCGATCCGGCGCTCGGCATCTGCGGCCGCCTCGGCGGCGGTGGGGAATGCCTGGTCGCTGTCTTCGTAGAGGCCGTCGCGGCTTTCGCCGTTGTCCCAGACCAGCTGCTGGACCGAGTAGATCCAGCCCTGTCCGATCTTCTGCATCTCGATGTGGTAGGTGGTCTCGATCATCGTCTTCTCCTCTCTGTCTGCGGCGGGGGGCGTTCCCCCGCGCGCGTCCCTGTATTCGCGCTGCACGTGGAAGGTTGCAAGCGAATGCAGCGGTTAAGTTGTTGCTTTCTTTCGGAGGTTCTGATCACATCATGATCGGAGGTCTATCGTCTGCACGGGTGCCATCGCAGCGCGAGGCGGCAATCCGACTCGGCGTTTCGCACACGACGCTGCAGAAGGCGCAACGCTCGGGACGCATCGCGCCCGAGCCGGACGGCACCTGGGACATTGAGAAGCTGCGCGAGCAACTTGCCCGCACAGCGGATCCGGCGCGCAAGACCGCCGCGATCGCAATCAAGCCATTGCCTGCAGCGCGCCAAGCAGCGCATTCGGCGACGAAGTCCACGCCAATCGGTGCGTCCGTGTCTCCGCCTCCGTCTCCGTCCGCGCCTTCGTTTGACCCGCCGTCGAGTGGGGCAAGCTACCACAACGCGCGCACGGCCAACGAGGTGCTGAAAGCGCAGGAGCGCAAGCTCCGCCTCGAAGAGCGCAAAGGCAAGCTGGTCGACAAGGCGCGCGCGCTGCTGCTGGTGCATCGGCTGGCGAAGGAGGAGCGTGACGCGATCCTGGGCTGGCCCGCACGGGTTGCGGCCGAGATGGCGGCCGAACTTGGCGTCGATGCGCACCGGCTGCAGACAATGCTTGAGACGCGGCTGCGCGAGCTGCTTGCCGAGCGCAACGACGTGCGGATTGCAGTGACATGACCAGCCTGGAGCGCATTCTCACGGAGCTCGGCCGGTTCGACGGCGACCTTGAGATCGTCCAGGCCTGGCGCGACGGCCTGGCCCCCGAGCCGGCGCTGCTGGTCTCGGAATGGGCAGACAAGCATCGCGTGCTCGGCTCGCGTGACTCGGCCGAGCCTGGCCCCTACCGCACGTCGCGCACGCCGTATTTGCGGGCGGTGATGGACGCGCTGTCGCCGTCGCATCCGGCGCGCCGCGTGGTGTTCATGAAAGGCGCGCAGGTCGGTGCGACCACCGTTGGGACGAACTGGATTGGCTACGTTATCCACCACGCGCCTGGACCGATGCTCGCTGTTCAGCCGACTGTCGAGCTTGCGAAGCGCTTCTCTGAACAGCGCATTGATCCGCTGATCGAGGAGACGCCTGCAATTCGCGAGCGGGTGGCACCAGCACGGTCGCGGGACTCCGGCAATCGCCAGCTCTCGAAGGAGTTCCCCGGCGGGCAGCTGGTGATGACCGGCGCGAACAGCGCCGTGGGCCTGCGCTCAATGAGTGCCCGCTTCCTGTTTCTCGACGAAATCGACGCCTATCCAGGCGACGTCGAAGGCGAAGGCGATCCGATTGCGCTTGCCGAGGCGCGCGCACGCACATTCGGCTGGCGCCGCAAGATTTTTCTGGTCTCGACGCCCACCATCGCTGGGCTGTCGCGCATCGAGCGCGAGTATCTCGCGTCCGATCAGCGTCGGTTCTTCGTGCCGTGCCCGCGTTGCAACGCGATGCAGTGGCTGCGGTTCGAGCGGCTGGTCTGGCAGAAGGGCGAACCAGAAAGCGCGCGGTATCTGTGCGAGGCGTGCGAGTATCCGATCGGCGAGCAGCACAAGACCGCGATGCTGACCGCGGGGGAATGGCGCGCCACGGCTGTATCGGACGATCCGCACACGATCGGCTTCCACATCTCGGCGCTGTACTCGCCGGTCGGCTGGCTTTCCTGGAGCGAGATCGCCCGGTCCTGGGAGGCAGCGCAGGGCGACGACCGCGCGATCAAGACGTTCAAGAACACCGTGCTCGGCGAGACCTGGCAGGAGAGCGGCGAGGCGCCGGACTGGCAGCGGCTCTACGAGCGGCGCGAGGACTGGCCGATCGGCACGGTGCCCGCTGGCGGCCTGTTCCTCACCGCCGGCGCCGACGTGCAGCGCGACCGTATCGAGATCTCGATCTGGGCCTGGGGCCGTGGCCTCGAGAGCTGGTTCGTCGACCATGTGGTGATCGATGGCGGACCCGAGCGTGCCGAGACATGGGCCAAGCTGACGACGCTTCTGAGCCGCACCTGGCCGCACGTCAGCGGGGCGCGCCTCGGGCTGGCGAAGCTCGCCATCGACACCGGCTACGAGGCGCCCGCAGTCTACGCTTGGGCGCGTCGCGCCGGACATGCCCAGGTCGTGCCGGTGAAGGGCGTGGACGGCTTCAACCGTGCTGCGCCAATCGTCGGGCCAAGCTACGTCGATGTGACCGAGGGTGGCCGCAAGCTGCGACGCGGCGCTCGTCTTTGGACCATCGCCGTCGCCACCTTCAAGAGCGAAACTTACCGTTTCCTCAAGCTAGGCCGCCCAACGGACGAGGAGCTTGCAGCCGGAGGCAGCTATCCACCTGGCTATATCCATTTGCCGCGTGGCATGGAAGCGGAGTGGGTGAAGCAGCTCGTCGCCGAGCAGCTGGTAAGCGTGCGCACGAAGCGCGGCTTTGCCCGGCTTGAGTGGCAGAAGCTGAGGGAGCGCAACGAGATCCTCGACTGCCGCGTTTACGCTCGCGCTGCAGCTTGGATCGCCGGGGCCGATCGCTGGACCGAAACGACCTGGCGCCATCTCGAAGCGCAGACCGGACTTTCATCACGCCAGCATGAGGCCCCCCCGGCCGCGCTTGAACATCGCGATGACGTTCCTGCACCAACGTCTGAGCAATCGAATGTTGCTGATCCCGCGCCACCCTCTGCCGGCGTGCTTCGCCGCCGAACCCTGCGTGGTCGTCGCGTCTTCACTCCATCCTATCTGCGCTGAGGTGATGCCGTGAACATCCAGCAGATGACCGCGCGCCGCGATGCGCTGCTTGAGGCGCGTTGGCGCGGAGTGCGCACGCTCGATATCGACGGCCGTCGTATCACCTACGCCTCCGACGCCGAAATGGCCGCAGCAATCGCGGATCTCGAACGTCGCATCGCAGATGCGTCCGCTGGCGCTAGGCGTCGCATCGTCCGCACCACCGCCAGCAAGGGACTTTAGGATCTGATGCTATCCAAGCTCTCGCGCTGGCGACGACGCGTCGGTGCTCTTATCGGCGGGTTCGAGGCCGGACAAACCGGCCGTCGGCTGCGCCATTTCCAGCCGACCCGTGCCCACCTCAACGCGCTCATCGCTGCTGCAGGAGCAGACATCACCGCGCGTGCCCGCTGGCTCGTGCGCAACAATGGCTATGCGGCGAACGCCATCGAGTCCTGGGCCGGCAACGTCGTCGGCAACGGCATCACGCCGTCTTCCAGGATCGCCGATAGCGAGATCAAAGCCCAGGTGCAGCGGCTCTGGCTCGACTGGACCGACGAGAGCGACGCCGAAGGCTTCACCGACTTCTACGGCCAGCAACGCCGAGTCGCGCGCGAGGTGTTCATCGCCGGTGAGGTTTTCCTGCGTTTCCGTCCGCGCCGTCCAGAGGACGGTCTAATCGTGCCGCTGCAACTGCAGATGCTGCCGTCGGAAATGCTGCCGCTCAACCGCAACGAAATCGCCCCCAACGGCAACGTCATCCGCCAGGGCATCGAGTTCGACCGCATCGGCCGCCGCGTCGCCTATCACTTCCTTCGTCGCCATCCAGGCGACACCACCGATCCGGGCCTCGCAGGCGAGACCGTGCGCGTGCCAGCCTCAGAGGTGATCCACGTGATCGATCCGGTCGAGGCTGGGCAACTGCGCGGTGTTTCACGCTTCGCGCCAGGCATCGTCAAACTCTTCCTGCTGGACCAGTACGACGACGCCGAGCTTGACCGAAAGAAGGTCGCGGCGATGCACGCCTTGTTCATCACCACC